ACTCATTTTTTATCAGGTTGTGAAGTATAATCTGTTCTATGCTGTTCATTCAGAATCTCCAGTATCTTCTTCAGCCTTGGTTGAACCGTAACAGAATTCTTTATTTGCTGCCTCATTAATCTTGTTAAGAAGTTCTTTTGTAAAATATTTTTCAGGTGATTCATACATTTGCTTCTCAAAAATTTTAGATCCATCAAGGAGTTCCACTCTTCCCGATGTCTTCTTCAGTATACCATGTTCAACTGCCAAGTCAACAAGACCGTAATGAGGATCAAGGCCTGTTTCATAATTCAGACGCACATCTACCATTTTGTTTTCTTTGGTAAATCTTCCCTTGTTTAGACGGCAGTGAATGATATTTCCAACAACTTCACCATCGGCATTCTTATCTTTCTTCTTTGAAAGATAGATTATGATTGATGCTGCATACTTCAATCCTGCACCACCGCCCATTTCCTTGGTAGGAACATATGCACCAATAACATCATAAGTGTGATTGGTAAAGATCATGGGAATATGTGCAACACCAAGTTTAACTGTAAGAACTCTAAAGGTTGACTTAATTACTTGGGAGCGAGTCATATCACGAACTTCCTTGCCTTCGGCAGTGTCGCTCATCTCTTTTGAGGTAGACAACATACCAAGAGAATCAAGAACCATCATTGTCTTCTTTCTCTTGTCTACTGGCATTTCCAAATACTTGTCAACGATGGTAATTGCCTGTCTGCGGAATTCTTCTACCGTCGAAACCGGAAATACTGCAACTCTCTTTGGATCGATTCCACGCGAACGGAACATCTCGGAAGTTACTGCTTGCTCGGAATCAAAGTAAAGAACTACTGCTTCGGGATTGTCGTTCAAAAACTTAGATATCATTCCCATAGTAATATAAGTTTTACCAGTTGCTTGCTCGCCTGCCAATGCAACAATTTTATTATCTGGCAGTCCCTTGTAAATATCACCAGAAACTAAGCCATTCAAGATGTAACAACCAGTATCGACATATGCACTAACATCGCTTCCTTCCAAACCATCATCGACTACGGAAGCAAACTGATTACCAGACTCTTTAATAAATGTTTTCAAAAAATCGCTCATATTTTCTCCTTATGAAAATAAACTTTCCAATGTGTTCTTCTTTTCGTAATTCCAACCGATAACATTCAAAATACTGGATAGGGGATCTAGAAACGACTTTTCAAATTGCGTTCCATAATCAATGTATCCCTCCAATTCAAATTCCTTTGGCAACTTAGAAGGAAATGCAATGATTTGATCTTCGCCTTTCATTCCGCCAAGTGGATTTGGTTTCTTCAAGTGAAGATATTTAATTTTATCTCCCTCTCCAATTAATTTATACTTCTTATCAAGACCATTCTTGTTGACATGGTGATTATAAATTAACGCACCCTTGACCGCAATAGGAGTAGACTTCTTGTAGATGTAATAACTGTCCTTGTACTTATCCATACCGTTTACGCTTCTAGGAAACGCAATCTTCTCGGCAGGATAACTATAGAAGTCTTTTTTCACCGTTTCAATGAATGTAATTAGATCATCTTCTGTTTTATTCAGAATAATATCAATTGCCAATTTTAAGTTGTCACGGACAACTTCTGGCGTAGAACTGCGAGTGGTTTCAATTCCCTTGATTTTTAATTTTGGTTGAGAATATCGCACTCCTTCGCTATCCCATACATTCAACATATACCGCTTCTTTGCAGTCCAAATTCCCTTATCTGCAATTACTTCTCTACCCATAACCATTTTATTCTCATATGCATTCATCTTAAGAGCAAGTTGATCGAACTTCTTCTTGATAAATGGAAGAATAATCGTATTTGCAGCCTTGTCCAAAAGAGCCACAGTATCCTCTGTATTTTTGTTCTTTGGTATGAATTTGTCAACAAATGCGCCCATATTCAAATACACAGAATCTGTGTCGGATGCTATGACATAATCTATATCTGTTGTTTCTAGGGTTTTATTCAAAAACGAATTCAGTTCATTCATAATATACTGAATCGACAATTGACCCGACAATGTAATAGCCTCTGCAACTTCGGTGCTGTAATATCGGAAATACTCATTTCCAATTGCGCCATATGCAGAATTCAATTGAATCTTCTTCACCAACTGAAAGTTATGATATTGTGAAATATCATATTCAAGTTTATGTTGTAAATCCAACAGTTCTTGGTCTGTTAGTTTATTCAAGTCCATAGATGTATAGTATCACAAACTAAAATATCAGTCAACTAAACTATATTGCTTTTTTGCAGGAATGGATGGTTTCATCCGTAAAGATTTTCTTTCAGATGCCTTCCATAGACCATGAGTAAATCCTATGTGTTGACCATTATCGTATCCTCTCGAATACGCTATTCTATAAATCCCATAACAAACAATAGAAGTCAATATAATTTGTATTGTTTCAATCATTTTTGGAATCTTTCGATATTTGACTTGTGTAATTTGCCATTAGTTGAACCACCGATATCGGTCTATAGTTTAATCCTTCAGAATCAACGCCAACATCATAACGAATGTATCCCTCGCTAAATGGAGAGGTAATAAATCCCAATTTACCATGACAATGACCATGTATGTGTATTGGGCATTTTCTGTTCCATGTCGTCATTGGGTAGTGGTACATGCAAATATTGAATTTCTTAAGTTCCTTTGGCACATAACCACCAATATTTATTTCACAATAGTGCTCAACTGACTTAAAATGCTTATTATTAACATGTTCTGAACGAATGGAAGGATCATGGTTACCAAGAACCACATGAATATTCTCGCATTTAATATTTGAAAAGATATTATTAATACTTGAAGTCCAATGTTTGCCTTTTCCTAGAGAAATATCACCCAAGTGATAAAGAGTGTCTTTTTTAGAGACACAATCATTTATATTATGAATAAGTGCTTTATTCATTTCATTCACGTTTTTAAAATACTTTTCCCTATTGGTATAGTGAAGAATATTATTGTGGCTGAAATGTGTGTCGCTAGTGAACCAGATCATGCAATCAGTCTACCAGAAAATTTCTGCCATTGCGAGAACTTTCTCTTGCTTCTTGCATTATTTCTGAGTCTGCTTGCTTCCAACCCATATCGTATTCGTGCCAATACATTGTATTTTCTGTAACACGACCAAAAGCGGCCATATTGGCCTTTCCTTCGTTACGATCACGATGACCATCTTTATAACCTTGTCCTGCGGTGTATTCCATATTCACTCCATTTCAGTCGGAGAAGCCAGATTTGAACTGACGACTTCCTGCTCCCAAAGCAGGCGCTCTACCAAACTGAGCTATTCTCCGGTAATATTATATAGTTCTGTTATAGTTTTTCCTTGACAGGTATCACACCAACGAACCCATTTTCCTTCATCAATTAATTTCTTCATTGCATCTAATTGATATTGCCTAAATTCTTGCATATGTCTATCGTTGGTCTTGAACTTATCAAGAACAATATATTCAATATCAATTAACCAACTTGCACAATGAAAAAATTCAGAATACCAATGAATGGCATCCTCTACAATTTCGTGACAAGATTTTAATTCATCGTCGGTCATAAATTTTATTCAACAAAATACAAATGAGATTATATAGTTCGTGTGTTGCAGCAACACCAACTATAACAAAAAAAACCATTATTAATATAATTACAAAATCGTTCATAAACTCCTCCGACTGGATTCGAACCAGTGACCCGAGAGTTAACAGCTCTCTGCTCTACCGACTGAGCTACAGAGGAAAATCTTACTTTTTATTTATCTTTGGTCGTTTGTTTTTCTTACCAAAGATATCTTCAAAATTCTTATCATACTTTTTCTTATCTACTTTTCTAAAGGAATCGCCTTTTCCTGCACTATGTTTTCTACTCATAAAAGCGGATGAAGGGACTCGAACCCTCAACAGCAAGCTTGGAAGGCTAGCACTCTACCATTGAGTTACATCCGCATAAGTTAAGTATGGTGAGGGACTTGCACCCATTCGACTAATATAAGGCAAAGTTCTACGAACCTCGTTGCCCGTTAATGCGACCTTATATTTCATCTTTTCAGACAAGCACCGGCCGGTTGATTGTCCTAGTCTGCTTTACCAGACACCATACATTGAATAGCGCGAGTGGGACTCGAACCCACACTACACAGATTTTAAGTCTATTGACTCTGCCGATTGGTCTATCGCGCCATAAGTTCCTTTGCCTGGATTCGAACCAAGAAAAGGAGATTCAAAGTCTCCCGTGTTACCGTTACACCACAAAGGAATGCCTCAGGAGGGAATCGAACCCTCATGTCCAAAGGACGACAGATTTTGAATCTATTGCGTCTGCCTATTCCGCCACCGAGGCCAAAAAATGTCAAAGAGTTTTACTGCAATAATCGTACATCACAATCCCACTTGCAGTACCAACATTCAAACTTCTTACCGTTCCGAACTGTCTAATATACACCACATCATCACACATGTCAAGAACTTCTTTTGGAATTCCGATTTGTTCTTGACCAAAAATTACGAGATGGTGACACTCAGAATCCCAAGTGTAGTAGTCAATTGGCAAACAAATTCTTGTTCCATCAGTAACATTATCTACTCCTATTACTTTAACACAACCATAATCCTGTTTTAGACTTTCGATTTGTTCCGAAAGACTTTCAATTTCCTTTACATGCTTAAATTTGGTGTAAAGATGAGTACCTACTGTTCCGCGCCTGTCGTATTGCTTTCTGCCGTAAATCCAAACTTCTTTAGAAAGGAAGGCATTTGCGTTCCGAATAATCGTTGCAATATTAAAGTCGTTTCCAACATTACAACAACAGACAGTAAAATTATTTCTTTTCGTATCCAAATCGGCAAGTATTGCATCATGATTCCAATAATGGTAGTGGTCGATGATGTTTCTCGTTTCCATGACGAGCATTATAACATCATCTTGTTTCTCTGTCAACCAAGTCCTCTTCGTTTTATTTCTGCCTCAACCTTTTCGAGTTGCTTTTCTGCCTGGATCATTTTGGTTTTGTACATCTTACGATCTTTGTACATATCATCCATCAAATTTGGTAGGAATCCGCGCTTTTCTTTGGTATAAGTCGTTCCATTTGCGGCAATAGATAGATTTTTGCTGCTAAGATCGTCTATAGATTTCATGGATACAGGACCGTTATTGAGAACGCCATTGGGACTAACAAGACCTCTCATTCCATCGGCAGTCAATGTTTCGGGGGAAATATTGTATTGCATGATCAAATGGGGATATAGACTATTTAAGTCGAAAGATACAACCCATTTGTGCATACCGACGATAGGTTCCTTTACATAAGCACCAATATATTGTTCGTCTTTCCTAGAACGCTTTTTGGCCGGAATGATTATGTTTTTCTTTGCCAAATAATTGTAAATGATAACATCCCATGTTTTCACCTGAGAAAAAATATCATTGAAGTTAACTCCGGCAGAATATGCAAGAGTAACTGCCAATCTCATTAATTGGAGTTTATCGTCAAGCTGTTCAACCAGTTTGACATCTTTGATGTTATATTCGATAAACTTTTGGAAATTCTTTTGATAAAATTCTTGAATGCTTTCATATTCAGTATAGTCCAGTTTCTTTTCCCCTAATTCGACAGATGCAATATAATCCAATTTATATGACTCTCTATTTACATATGTGAATGTTTTGTACAATTCGTAATAATCAAGAATCGAAATACCAACAATATCATAGACTACATGTTTTCCTATGACTCCGCGATCTACAATCTTTTCCTTTATGACATTCCAAGGTGAAAGTTTCTTTGCAATCTTTTCCCCAAGAAGTCGAATTATTCTGTTGTAGAGATATGGAATATCGAAAAAACGAATACTCCATCCGCTAATGATATCAGGATATCGACCGGAAAAGTATTCTAAAAACATATAAAGAAGATTATCTTCATTGTCAAAGCAGTGAACTATTTCATCTTTTTGTTTCTTGTATTCGCCTAGACAAAAAACAACAGAGGGTTCGTCTTTCCTGCTAATGCAAATTGCAATAACTTTTTCTTCAGGTGACTGAAAATTAGGAAATCCAAATTCACTTGTCGTTTCTATGTCAATATAGGCAATATCTAGCAAATCATAGTTTGGCTGACAATCGGGATAATTGTTCCGAATAAATTGATACTCTGCTTGAATTTCGCCATGAATTTCAAATCCAGATACATCGGAATATCTTTCAATAAATTTCATGTATTCATCTTTATTCTCAAATTCAACCCTGTCTAAAGATTTGCCAAAAATACTTTTATAGTCTGTCTTTTTATCTGTATTTACAAATAGAGAAGGTCGAAAATAAGTTTCATTCTTGGTGGATACACCGGACTCATCTCTTTCCCGATAGAGAATCTTATTTCCGTATGAAAATACATTGGTATAAAATGACATGGTAGTATTATATCGTTTTGTTTGTGGATGAGTCAATACTATTCTTATTATTTTCTACCAGCAATTCTTTTTTCTGTTCTTGATCTTTGGAACTAACATAGGCTGCCAATAAAACCATGTAGTTAATTACATCGATGCAGGTATCTTTAAAACTCTCATCTTTTACATGCATTTTTCCTGCCCGAACAAAAGAACTCAATCTACTCATTTTATCTGTAAGGCGAACCATAAATCCTTGTTCTGTCTTACAAATACCCATAGATTCTACGCGGGTGAAATTTGCAAAAGGTTCTGTGCCTTCATTACCTGCGTAGTCTTTATTTTTTAGACTCATCAATGCTTTAGCTTCGCTGCACAATTCAGAATGAAACGCCAATAATTCTTCTCTTGTCATAATATTACTCCATTAAATCTTCAAGTGATGCTCTTTTCTTAGCAACCCATTTATATTGTGTCTTTGAAAAACACCAAATATTTTCAATAAAATCTGCCGACAAATGTTCCAACAAGTCTCCCTTTTCCATCTTTTTTGGTCTTTGCTTTATTTTCATACCAATTTGACCAATAAAATTACCACCAATTGATGTAATGTAATCTACCATTTCATCACAGGTTCTATACCGCTTTCCTTTTATAGTCGGATCCATGATGTTGATCATCATCATACCCTTATAAGAAAGACAATCATATGCTCTTTTCATAACAGGAAGATAGAATTTATTTAACCAATCGGTGTAATCAGGATAGCGATGCCATGATTGGTTCTCTTCCTTTTCTCCGCCCTTATTGTAAAGTTCGGTAGAATAATAAGGAGGAGAGGTGAAAACACAATCCATCTCTGCTTGGTCAAATACATTGCTATCTTCGGCAGGAAGATTTTGCATATAGACTGTTTTAATTCCTTCAAATAACCATGTATGTTCATCTATTTGATGGAAGAAAGATTTAGTGTTACCTAAGAAACTTTCATATGCAACTACCTGTTGTTTATACAATTCAAATGATTTTGGATTTGGATCACAACCATAATAATGTGTTGCTCTTGATGTATAAAATCCAGCCAAACGATCCCCCCAACCCATACTTAAATCCAAAACATGCTTTGAGTCTCTTAGATCATATATAACTGTTGCGACATGGGGTTTAAATTGTGTTGCAACATATGCACCCAAACGGAAAGAACCACGAATATTTGTTTCATTAATTGTAGTTGTTCCCATTCTCCAAAAAATCCAATTCATCTTCATCAATAAATCATGATCATTCCAAATATCAATTGGTGATGCAAACCCATAAGAGGGACAAGACAATCTATTCTCTTGTTGAAAATAGTTACTTATATCATTATAGTAATGACCATTATCAATTAAAAATAAACCATGCTTGGAGTATGGATATTTGTAATCGTTATATTTTTCAAGTACCTTATCTTTATCTGGCGTTATAATATAATGAGACAGATCTTCTGTTGATAAAGATGCAAATTTATTTTTTACTGTAGATAATTCAATTTTTCTAAATGGAAATTTAGGTTTATGATTGATAATATACAAAGCAAGACCTTCTTTGATTTCTTGCTTGGTATAATCAGAGTTTAATTCTTTCCATTTATGTGTGGATAAATTGGGAACTCCATCCGTGTCTGCGGAATCAAAAAACTCTTTAACTATTTTTTCTATATTAGTCATTGAACGCCTGTGCTACCAAAACCACCAACACGGTCGGTTTTCGGTGAAGGAGCAGTGTAGCATTCTTCGATTGTATAGTCAAGATTTTTTACCAATTCTCCCTGAGCAATACGATCACCGTGTTTAACAACAAAAGGCACATTAGATGTATTGTAGAGAAGGATCATTAATTCATTTGTATAATCAGAATCAATAACTCCTTCTGCATTTAAAAGAGTAATTCCCTTTTTATAGGCCAGTCCTGACCGTGGATGAATACGCACAGAGTAACCAACTGGAATATCTAAAATTATACCAGTTAAAATTGCTATAGTGTGGTGTGCAGGAACTATGGTATCGCCACACGCTGAAATATCAAAACACGCCGCTTGTTGTGTGGCGTGTTTTGGAAGAACCGCATTAGGATGAATTTTGTAGATCTTTAGGTTAGTCATGCATCAAAGTATATCATCGTCATAAATATTTGTCAAGAACCAGATAATATTTCATCTTTTCTTTGTTGTGTTAGCACACCAATTGAAACCAAATAATCCATGCCTTGAATTGTAATTGGATCATCAGAGAGTACTTCTTGTGCTGCTTGTGCAAGCCCCATAAAATCAGCCACAATATCATCTGTTTTTGCTGCAACTCTATATGCTGCTCGTTCTGCGTATGTAAAGCGATTCAAGAATTGATATGCAGTCCAAGTAATTCGCAACTCATCTGCCGTCTTGTTTCGTATAGTCCATACCTGATTCACAGTAGTTTGATTTATGGTAAAAGATGATTCTGCTACCTCTGCGGAAGAAACACTTGGTTGCTGTTCATAAACAACCAATCTGTAACAGTTCTTTTTTGGATTATTTGCTTCTACCCAAGAAGCATACAGTTCATCTGATAATTCTTTGAACTCTATTATTTGATTTTCGTGGATATGTGCGTAAGTACTCATCCGTATCTCCTGACATGATTTACTTCTGGATTTGGATCAAATTCATAAGTTATTCCAGTGGTAGAAGCCGTTTCATCATAAATGTTTCGTACAAGTGGCATATAGAATTTTAAATTCTGTGGTCTAATTTGATCGGCTTTTGTTCCCTTATAAAGAGATGTCAATTCATCAGTTGTCAATGTGACATTCCAGATTGCAACTTCTGCTACATATCCCTCCATAGTGGGTGTATCACTACCACCAGATCGTGCAAATCCAATACAAACGCGATCTGGTGTTGTTATTGTTCTACTTGTTGTTTGTGTTCCTGAGTTTGCTGCATTTAGATATACGGTTCTGCTTGTGATAGAAGTTCCTACTGCTGTTGCCATGTTCCATGTATTTGTAGTATAACTTGCAGAAGAAGTCGCAAATACTGGTGTACCAGTACCGTATTGAACCGTATTTGTACTGTAATTTATTCGTAATTGATGAAAATTTGATGCTGTATTTTCAACCAACTCAACAAGGTGACCGGCCCCAGATCCGCTGTATGTTGGATAAAACCAACAGTTTATTGTAAGAGGATAACTAAAAAAAGATCCAAGTGCTCTAATCTTACTAAAAGAAATAGTAGCAGTTATATTTGTAAAATTATATGCCATTACGATGCACTCCGCACTTCTACTGAAACAAGTTCAGCATCACCTGTCATGTCATCTGTTCCTGATGTTCCGTCTGCATCACGATATACTTTAAGACGGAAAGGATCTCCCGCTGCAACTGAATCTATGGTAGTTATAGTAATTTCTGTGGTAGTAATAATTCCTGATGTACCGTTTGTCGTACTTCCAGCAGTTGCAGCAGTATCAAATGAATCGGAGTCTTCGTCCGTATTCATTCTTTCTATCTGTACGCCCCATCGACAGGTTCCCGATGTTGCAGAAGTTGCCATCCAATTAATACGAATCTTTAAACCACTTCCAAGAGATGCGGCTTCTGGTATTACTCCAACAAATACTGCGCTTTCGTCTGTTGCTGCATCAAAGTCAAGCACCATTATGGAATTGCGTGTGTCAATTGTTGCGTAGTTTGCTGCTGGTGGTTGATTGTCTAATGGAGTATATACTGCATATGTCTTGGATCCACCGCCACCACCTGTAGTAGAAAGAGTTATGGTTCCTGCTGAAGCAGTAAAGGTAATACCTGTACTCGCGGCAAAAGTAATGCCTCCAGTAAATCCGTTTACGCGGCTTACACCTGTGACTGCGCCAGTCTGATTGTTGAATGATGTAACGACACCAGTAATATTTGTTCCAGATCCAGAGAAACCAACAGTAGAGGATACAAGTCCTGTGAAGTTTGCAGTTGTTCCTTGCAAGGTTCCTGAAAGAGTAACACCACCAGAAGCAATTATGCCATTGGTAGCACTGATATATCCTACAAATAGGTTAGAAAATCCATCAAGACTGCTGTTATTCCCATATAAAGCAGCATCACCAGCCACATAACTAATTGTATTTCCGGTATCAATTGCATTTGGATCACCTATTGTGATATCTCCAAACGGACTTGATAACTGCAAAACTCCGAGAGCATCTCTTAAAAATATATAAGTACTTTGGTTACTGCCATCGTAGTCTCCGATAGCAACTCTAGCAGATCCCCTGTTGTCAATATCTAACTGAGACTTTCCCCCCGCAGTATTTGTTATGGTTGCAACAGTCAGAGTATTGGCACTGTTTATATCTACATCCGAATTAAATGTTATACCACCAGAAGCACTAATCCCCGCAGTGAATCTTGTAAGTGCGCTGAAAGTTCCTCCTGCTGAACTAATACCATTTGTAAAACTTTGAAGAGGACCAAATGTATTTGCCGTTCCTGTGGTCACCCCTGTAACAGCTCCCGTCAGACCATTAAAACTCAACACCCCAGTATTTGAAACTGTCAGAGTGTTTCCCGAGACAGATAGATCGATTCCAGAACCATTAGTTAAACCTACTGGTCCAGTAAGACCTCTCACGGAACTTACAACATTTTTAGTAAGTGCTAATGTGCCGGTATCTGTCGGAAATGTTATTGTAGTATTAGATCCACCAGCAAGACCCGCAGTCCATCGCTGACTTCCAACATCTATGCCAGTATCAAAATTAAATGTTACTCCGCTTCCACCATATTCAGTCAAGTAACTACTGCCAAGTGATCCAGAACCTTCTATTGATTGGGTTTGATTGAAAGTGTTTGCTGCATTTGTTTTCGCAACATTTGTAATAGCCCCAGTACCACCATCAATACTCAATACTCCAGTATTACTGAAGGTCATAGTCTGACCAGACACACTAATACCAATTCCGTTGCCGTTGGTCAAACCAATAGCACCAGTTAATCCACGCAAAGATTCAACATATGCAGTAGCAATTGGAGATGAAAATACAATAAACAAAACTTGATGGTTGTTTGAAAATCCTGATGTCCCGGTTCCAGCAGAAGTAATTCCAGTTACTGGAATACTCGTATAATCATTTAAAATTACTGTTGGAGCGGAATTAATTCTCCAAGTTTGGTAATTATTTGAATCACTGGCATCTTGAATTATTAAATTATCATTTTGCTTGAGCAATGAAAGAAATATGTCAATGTCATCCCCATTGTTATCTAAATGGTCAAGATATAGTATTGTTGAACTAGTTTGGGTGGCATTATTATATCTTATTTCACCATTTCCAGTAGGTGGAGTCTGGGTTGTCGTATGAACTTTATAACTGTAATAATTTGAAGATTGTCCTGGTTCACCTTGTGCACCAGTAGCACCAGTGTTTCCCTGAATACCTTGAGAACCAGTAGCACCAGTAGCACCTGTAGATCCAGTAGCACCTGTTACACCTTGAGAACCAGTAGCACCAGTAGCACCTGTAGATCCAGTAGCACCTGTTACACCTTGAGAACCAGTAGCACCAGTAGCACCAGTGTTTCCCTGAATACCTTGAGAACCAGTAGCACCAGTAGCACCAGTAGCACCAGTGTTTCCCTGAATACCTTGAGAACCAGTAGCACCAGTAGCACCTGTAGATCCAGTAGCACCTGTTACACCTTGAGAACCAGTAGCACCAGTAGCACCTGTAGATCCAGTAGCACCTGTTACACCTTGAGAACCAGTAGCACCAGTGACACCATTGATTCCATTGTTACCAGTAGCACCAGTAGCACCAGTTGCTCCGGTTGTTCCACTCAGCACTGCCGCAGAAATTGTTAGTGTATTTCCTGATGCAGAAATTGTTATATTAGAACCAGCCGATATACCAACAGGACCAGTAACTCCGTTTAACGATTGAACATAATTACTACTAATATCTTTTGCTTTCCAACCATAACCATCATATATCCATTCGTTTGTGGATATGGAATGTGTTGTACCTATAGATGGATTTATTGGAAAATCAACAGGCATTTTAATTTCACCAGAACTTCAAAGTTCTCCACATTTCCTGACCAGTATGACGCATGACGTACAAATATGTCAAGCCATCAACAGTTTTTACAAGTTCAAATTTATTGCTGAGGGTTGCGGTGCTATGAGCATATGGAATAGATGCTGCTGTTTCTACTTGGAATGTAGAAAGGTCTAGTTCATAAATACGGTTTGTAGCATCTTTGGTGAAGTAATACGAATCAACTCCGTCATAGACATACATAGAACCCGTAGTCAAAGTAGCTGTAATTGGTGTAATGAATGGCGTGAGTTCCCAAGTTGATGTTGGGATGTCAAATATATCAAAGATATTTGATGCACCGCCACGGGGAGAAATCAACCATCTTCCCCTTTTATCTACATCGGAAAGACCAAACAGCCATTTTATATCAATACCTGTGCTTCTTGCTGGAATTTCATAAATTGCATAGAATGTATCTGTGGCGTTGGAAGTTAATGTAGGTACAGTAATTACTGTTGCAGTATTTGATGTTACTGAAACTTCTACTGTTGCTGTACCAGCAGAAGAAGAAGCGGTTCCAGCAATATAACGAATTCTTTTTCCTGCCAGATAGTTTGTTGGGAAATTTTTATTTGCATCAGTAACAGTTGTTGTTCCTCCACCAGTAGTTACTATTCCATACGAGTCCATAATCTCATACTTTGAAGTTGCATCTGGTGTTGCGACGTTCCAAGAAGCCACGGTTAGAGTAGTTGCAGTATTAGAAGTAATTACAACATCATTTCCTTCTCCCGTTCCTGAAACAACTCTAACACGGCAGTTTTGATATTGATTATTTCTCCAATTTTTGGTTGTGTCAACCAAAGTTGTCGATGATCCTGAAGTCGCCCAACCCAACGGAGCTCTTTCTGCTACTTTATCAATGCACATTGCACCGAATGGTCGTGCTTCTTGAATCACATAACGAGATGTTCCGTTTGCCATCACTGAAATTACAGACGACAAAGTTAATGTTGTTGCAGTGTTTGCGGTGATACGTCTAGCACCCGCGTTAGTTGGTGACGTTCCCGCTGTTTGCACGAATACCACTCTACCAACATGCTCGTTTGTATTCCAGTTTTGAGTAGCATCCACAATCAAAGATGTGGTGAGTGAGCTGGCCGCAGTTGGGCTTTGGGTTGCGGCAGAATTTGCAGCAATGCTAAATGCGGTTTGAGAATTAGTTCCTATTACTGCAAATGTATCATTGAAAGTTGTTTCTGTGGCACAACCAGCAATAATAACAGATTCACCATGCCTGAAATCGTGATTTACTGCTGAAACTACGTTTCCTACTTTTCCAACAGTAAGAGTTATTGTAAGACCAGAACCAGAACCACCTGTGGTGTTCGATGAACCGTTTGAATAACCGCTTCCTGATGCAGCAAGTTGCAAAGATGTTACTGCACCACCAGCAGTAACTCCGGTAACATATACCTGACCGTTTGTTCCTGTGGTGGAACATGTAACTAAATCTCCAGCAACATAGTTTGTTCCTGCTGCATTTACTGCAACGCTCAAAATACCGCTTGCGCTGTATGTTATGCTAGTTATTCCATATCCTTCATGTGGTGGACCGTAAGATAATGTGATACCAGAAGCAGGGGTTGCAGAAATTTGTCTAGCAACACCAGTATCTACTATTGGCGCACTTGCCCACAAGTCGTGTTCAACCGAATATTGATACATTGCTGAGGAAGCGTTTCCAGCAAGCCACATTTTGTCGGTATCTCCGTATATTGCATAACCCGATGTGTTATCTGGAGTAATATCCCATTTCTTTTCAACATAAAAAGTATCTGCTGAGTTTGCAGTAATTCTTCTTCGTTGTCCAATTCCTTTACCAGAAACAATTCTCAACTGATAATTTGTATAACGGTCGTATGCATAAGTTGCTCCGCTTTGAACCAATGTTTTTGCAGCAGCAGAAGAAGCAGTCACACCGCTAATAAATACTCCACCAGCCTCACCTGTTCTGTCAATTGCAAAATCCGTACCTAAGGCAGCAGCATGATGCATTGGACCGGAAGGAGTTTTTGTGAACCAAGAGTCCAAAAGAATATCATAATATTGAAACGCAGCAAATGGTGTGGATGCTGCGGCTGTCATCAGCCAAATTCCACCCGTCATTATTTGGTATATTGAACTTGCATCAGGAGTAACTGTCCAAGCCGAATCTACAGTTAATTCACTGGATTCAATTACAAAGTTAGTTTGCGAACCCGCAGTTGTTACTGGTACTGCAAAGGGGGTTACGGCAGAAAAACCAGTATTGTTAAAAGAATCTACTGCTTGATGGTTGGTATCAGAGAATGTCAGAGTGGTTGTATCATTGTAAAGAATTTTTCTTACTTGAGACTGACCAGTGCTGAATATCAAACGACAGTTGTAGCCGTCCCATTGATTAACTCTCCATTTTTTGGTAGAGTCACCGATTTGAGTTGCGCTAGCAGTTGTTGCCAAACCATTGTCGTGAATCACTCCATCCGAGCAAGCAGTAATTGTTCTTTCTTGTCCTGCACCAGTACCATAAAGAATTCTAATTTTACTTCCTACACAAACATTTCCCAGTCTACCAAGTCCACCAATTGTTATCGTGGTGGAAGTTGCACTGATTGTATGTCCTCTGCTTCCAGAGAATGCAGCATATTTTCCGGTAACGGCAGTGGCAGGAGCAATATTTGGTGCAGCACATTCTTGCCATGAATCACTATAGGTATCATATCGCCACATTGCCTGACCGACAATGTAGTACATATATCGCGCACTGGCATCAGAGGACAACAAAGTAGCGGTGCTGCTTGTTGTTGTAGGAGCAAAACGCATCCATTCGAATACTGGTTGATCAACTTGTGGTTTTAAAAGATTTGTAACTGGCATAATATTTTCCTATTAAGTGAATGATAATTTAGAACGAATTGCTTGAGCATAACAAGCTTGAGCATCATTGGCTACACGCCATAATTGATGAAGTGGACCTTCTGAAACCAATCCTACTGCCTGTGATGTCGATAGAGTATATGGATTTACTGCTGAGTTGTTGAATGTTGTAGCGGTTACAGCATTGTTCACATTGGCTGTGGCTGTAACTGTTCCCGAAACAGGAATAGAGGCGTTAACTTCGGTTGGTGTTGCCAAGTTGGTTCCGATTGCTTCTATTACGACCTTTTGACGTAGACGGGAATCGACAACAGCATTGCTTTCCAAAAGTTTGTTCATGCGGCGAAGAAGTGTTGCTAGGCTTTCTTCATAACTCTCAACATCAATGTAAATTTGCAGAACATCTGTAGCACTCATGGATGTGGTGTCGTAATCAAGAGTCAGCACATTGTTGACGAAACTTACGGCGCCGGTGGTTGAACTTGCAAAATTGTAAATAATGGTGTTAGCGGTTACATTGGTAATCAAAAGAATATTAGCCAATGTAACTTGCTGAGACAGTCCTGAAAAGGTTACTGTCTTTGCAGTTGGGTCAAAAGTGTAAGTTCCCGATGTATCTTGTCCTAATAATTTCTTCATTTAATATCCCCTATATTTATAGTACGGTTGCCATAGCGATTACGAATGCTTCGTTTACTCCTCCACCACCAGAAGAGTCAATTGTAATTGTATTACCGGATGGAACTAGTGTAATATTTGTACCGGCTGCTAGGGTTACACCACCTGAAAGACCATTTATAGTTTTAACAATATTGGTAAGATTGGTTCCTGATCCAGAGAACCCAACAGTAGAGGATACAAGACCTGTGAAGTTTGCAGTTGTTCCCTGTAATGTTCCTGCAAGAGTCACACCACCCGAAGCTGAAATACCAGCACTAAAGGTTTGCAATGCAATAAAGTTATTTGCAGTTCCCGTGGTTACTCCAGTTACAGGACTCCATTCTAGAATAGAATTATTACCATCATGTGACTTTACTCTAAGAACATCTCCTGTTACGCCACTAGATTGAGGAAACACAAAGTTTCCATCCACATAAACTACTGGATCTCCTTCTGGATTATCAGTTCTTGTCCATCCAAACTCTATTTTACCTGTATCATTATCACCCGCCGTATCCTCAGTAACACTAATATAAGTATTACGATCAGTGACACCACCACTTCCAATTTTAATCTGTTTTCCGGTTGCGTGAGATATGCGTAGACCCGCTGATCCACTTGCGGTAACAACTTGAGTTGAACCTCCATGACCAGTCCACTTCATGTCAATGTTATTATTAAATTCTACTTTGTTTGAGAATGTTGCTCCGCCACCAACAAACAAATTTGCGTTTTCTATTTGTACTATATTTGCACTATCATCAATAGTAAGTTTAGAACCGTTGCCCTCAAGATTAATATCGCCAAATGTAATAAGTGCAGAATCTGCCTTGAATTCAACTCCTTGAGTAAATCCCGAAATAGTTACATTACCTGTGAATGTTACACCACCAGATGCAGAAATTCCTGTTGTGAAAGATTGAAGGGCAACAAAGGTATTTGCGGTTCCTGTTGTTACACCGCTAACTGCTCCAGTAAGTCCGTTAAAAGATGATACAACATTTTTAGTAAGTGCTACTGTGCCGGTATCTGTCGGAAATGTTATTGTAGTATTAGATCCACCATCAAGACCAGCAGACCATCGCTGACTTGCAACATCTATGCCAGTATCAAAATTAATTGTTATTCCACTTCCACCATATTCAGCCAAGTAACTACTGCTAAATGGTCCAGAACCTTGTATTGATTGGGTTTGATTGAAAGTGTTTGCTGCATTTGTTCTTGCAACATTTGTAATAGCTCCAGTGCTACCGTCAATACTCAGTACCCCAGTATTCGAAACAGTCAGAGTGTTTCCAGAAACTGATAGACCGATTCCAGAACCGTTGGTTATGCCGACAGCACCAGTAAGACCATTTATTCTGCTGACTCCAACAATTGCTCCAGTAGAACCATTAAAACTTTGAACACCAGTATTAGTAATAGTGACAGAACCAGTAGCACCCGACACAGATATGCCTGTTCCGCCCACAGCAGCCGACACGCCTTGAATTGCGCCTGTGCGTCCATTGATAGAAGTTACTGCACCACTTAAAATTTCACTAATTGCAAGATCGGAATCAATTTGCAAATTACTATCAAGTATCAGTTTTTTACCAATTATGGAACTCGTATCAGTATATTCAATTTCGGGTATTTGTACATTCGATGTGATAACATCATTTACCGTAGCAGTATACATGGTTGCGGTTGAACCAAAAGTTTGCAACAGTAATATATCACTCGGAGCAACTGTAGCAATAGAGGGGAAAGTTAGTCCACCCCTTCTGAAATTTACAGAAAAGGAAATTCCATTGCTACTCACCGAGTGTGTAATTCCTCTGCCACCTATGAATGTAACCGCACCCGTCAACCCGTTAGCCGAAGACACACCCTGTACTGCACCTGTAAGTTCGTTGAATGAATAAACACCAGTATTTGAAACAGTCAGAGTCTTTCCAGAAACAGACACACCAATTCCAGAGTCGTTGATAATGTCAACAGCACCAGTAAGACCACGAATTGAAATTACATAATCACCTACTGGACCAGTTGCTCCAGTATTACCAGTATTACCAGTATTACCCTGAATTCCCTGAATACCTTGAATACCTTGAATACCTTGGATTCCTTGAGGACCGGTTTCTCCAGTATTACCAGTATTACCTTGAATACCTTGAATACCTTGGATTCCTTGAGGACCGGTTTCTCCAGTATTACCAGTATTACCTTGAATACCTTGAATACCTTGGATTCCTTGAGGACCAGTTTCTCCAGTATTACCAGTATTACCTTGAATACCTTGGATTCCCTGAATACCTTGAATACCTTGGATACCTTGAGAACCAGTTTCTCCAGTATTACCCTGAATACCCTGAATACCTTGGATTCCTTGAGGACCAGTTTCTCCAGTAGCACCAGTTGTACCTTTTGGTCCCGGAACAGATGGTCCTAATGGGGTGGTAGCAAGAACTGTCGTTTTTTCCGTTGTTGCAATTAAATTAGTTGGATTTGCATACGAAGTTACAGTTATATCAGCAGACTGAACTGAATTTACTATAATATTATTGACAGTTGGGTCTGACATTTGTTATCTTGTAATTTCTCTAGATACCTCAAATGTCCCTTCCACTAATCTATATGTTTCACCTACACTATTTGTGATTTCAAAATCATAAAAGTGTTTTCCTGCTGGAACATTTTTCATGGTAGTTCTATCTATTTTAAATAATATACCACCAGTATACCCAGAAGATCCAGAAGTTGATGTGTTAAAACTAATACCACCAATTCCTGCAACTCCATCAATACCTACAGTAAATTCGCCAGTTGTTCCACCACCAGTGACCCCAACATCTGTTAAAAACAAAACAACTTTAGGATCTTTTTCGGATCTTCTTGCTTGAAGAGCTCCAGTAAAGTTTGATAAATTTATACCAGTACCACCCTTGTACTTATAATCTAAATGCAATTTAAAGGTAGAACCCTGTTCTGCGTATATGTCGTATCTGGATGCTGGCATTTATATCTTCCTTTATGTATATTTATATTTCTTTTTCTTCTTGAATGTTTTCTTCTTTGACACAGGAGATGGGGTTGGTTCTTCTTTAGGCAATTTTACCAATCCCTGTTCTACTAATCTATCCAATGCTTTTTGATATTCTTCCATGTTCTTTTGAACACGGGGAAGTTCGTCTGGTGGGACATTTCCTTCCTTTAGCATTTTTTCTGTTGCTAAATACCCAATTGTTGGGTGTCCTGCATAGAAAGCAGTAGATGAAACCTCATCCAAAATACCAAACTTATAAACAATGTCCGCAACGAATAGAATATCATTCTTCGGGAAAGGAATATCCATTGCTGCTTTAGCATACAGGTATGCCAAAACCGGCATATTAAACTTTTGACGGTATATTTGAGCAATATGGAATAGTGGTTCTGCTCTTGTTGGACGGAAATTATATGCGTCCAAGAAGGTCTGTTGAACCTCAGGCCATGGTTTATTCTGAAGAGCCTTTGCGATTGCTACTCTATAGATTGAATAGTAAACCTCTTCTGGCCACCCACCCATTTCTGCTCTTTTGATATAAGCAACTTCTGCTTTATCATATTGCTGTGAATCAAAATAACTTTGTGCCAGATAGAATTGATATCTTGCATTATCTGGTTCATCGATAAGTGCTTTTTCTAAAACCTCGGCATCTCTGCTGTATTTTTCAATTGGAGTAATATCTTGATTTCTTGCACCCATTGTTCTAGCAACTACTCTATAGTTACCTTCTAATTTAGATATTACTGGATTTTGTTTCTCACATGCGGCATATTCATGCAACACACCAACATATCTCCACTTTGCATCAAGACGGAATATCTGATTTCTCCACCAAGAGAATTCAGGACGACCCATTCTTACAGCATAAGAATCAGCATCCATGACATCAGGAATTGGTAATGTTCCTTCTAAGTAGTCATCAGCATCTATGACAAATGCATAGTCTGCTTTACCTTCGCATAGTTGGAATGCCTCAGTTCTATTATGACCGAATCCCTTCCATTCGCGTTCATGAAGTTCTCCGGGTATTCCTTTTTCTTGAAAGAACTTCTTGATTATATCTTGGGTTCCGTCAGTAGAACCAGTATCGCATATTACCCAATAATCAAGAATATTGTAAATGGAATTTAAACATTCCAAAATAATATGTGACTCATTCTTAACGATCATGCATAGTGTAAGTTTTGGTTTCATAAATTTCTATCTCTCATATCCAAATCGGCAGTGCTCATTGCATATTGTGAATCGACCTGAGACTTTATCCAAGAATAAGTCTTGATTATTCCCTCTCGTAACGATTGAGTGGGTTCCCAACCAACATTTTCACGATATAGTTTATTATCGGAATTTCTACCACGAACTCCTACGGGTCCTGGTATGTTATTTATACTGAGATTCTTACCGGAAATATCGATGACCATTTGTGCCAAATCGTTAATTTTAATCATCTCCTCAGAACCAATATTCACAGGACCAATGAAATCAGATTGCATCAAACGACAAGTTGCTTCAACACACTCATCGATGTATAGGAAAGAACGGGTTTGTTGACCATCTCCCCATACATCAATATGAGTATTGTTTGATGCTTCTGCTACCTTTCTGCATAGAGCAGCAGGTGCTTTTTCCTTACCATTACACCATGTTCCCTCTGGTCCAAAAATATTGTGATAACGAGCAACACGAACATTTAGTCCATGATTTCTTGCAAATGCAAGGAACAAACGCTCGCTGAACAGTTTTTCCCAACCATATTCGCTATCAGGTGCGGCAGGATACGCTGAATCTTCCGAGCATTTCGGATTGTCCGGGTCTTCTTGATTGTATGCAGGATACATACATGCCGAAGAGGAATAAAACACCTTACCGACCTTAGTAGTCAGACAACGCTCAACCACATTTAAATTAATTAATGCGGAATTATGCATGATGTTTGCGTCATTCTCACCTGTAAAAATATATCCCGCGCCGCCCATATCAGCAGCAAGTTGATATACTTCATCAAATTTAGTATTAAATGCGTTATCACATACTAATTGATTACGCAAGTCGCCAACAATAAAATCGTCAGCAGGAGATGGAGCAAATTCAGGTCGCTTCAAATCGACAACACGAACCCAATGTCCTTCTTTTTTAAATTTCTTTACAAGATGTGAACCGATAAAACCACCGCCGCCAAGTACTAGTATTTTTTTCATAATTTAATCACCTTTTATTAATCTATAACTATCGCTATCAAAATGCTCAGTAGAAAATTCAAACAATTCCGTATTCTCAAGTGCAATCATTCTATGTCTCAATCCACGATATATGTGAAAACTGTCTCCTTTATTTAGTATAATTTCAGAAGCAGTTTCCAAGTCATCATTGTCCGAATATTTTAAAATTATACTTCCACTTTGCACATAAAAAGTTTCATCTTTCAGAATATGATAATGCCAAGACACTTTTTTGTCTTTTTCGATATATAGAAGTTTTCCGCAATATTCGGATTTATTTACAATCCACTTTTCATATCCCCATCCTTTGGGGTGTATTTCATTTAAAGAAGTCATTTGCATTCATTCCTTTGTCGTCAATATAAAAATCACCAGAGGGTTTACCTAAAATTAATTGGTGATATTTTACACCCCATTTATTAATTTGGTCAAGTGTAAAATTATAAAATTGTTCATATGCTTTTGTACGATCTCCCTCGTTCCTATTCATACCTCTAGCAGTGAATAAAACTATAATATGACCCGCATCATATAATTCATTTATTTTTTGAATCCTATCCATATAGGGTGTTGCAAAATGGTAATTACCATTTTCTATAGTACAAATAGTTCCGTCAATATCAATCACATACTTCAAGGATGTCTCCCTTTGTTAATGTGTATATACCAAGATGTTCGGTTGATCTTGAAGCTAAAATTACTGACTTTCTAATAGATTCTTCCATATTATTTGTCATATAATAAAGAACAGAAAGCGCAGAAAGAAAAACATCACCAGCACCAGTAACATCAAACATTTCAACACTTGGGGCAGGAAAATTTTTACTATTCCATGTTGCACCATTTTTACCTTTGGTGACAATTAAATTGATATTTTTAGGAACTTCTTTTAGTAAAGAAAATTCATTATCATTACATTTTAATATGCAATTTTTGAAATTTGAAAAACAATTTATTGATGTCTTTTTTGTGTCAACAAAGACAGGACATGTTATTTGCTTTGATATCTTTTTAATGAATTTTTCTGTTAATAGTCCCCGATTATAATCAGATATTACAACAAAATCATAATTATCATTTACGAGAGAGATCAAAGGATTGATGGTATTTGTTATGTCTTCACGAAGCAGTTGTTGCTTTGATTTAAGATCTACAAATCTTCGTTTGATTAGTAAAGCAGAAACATTAGTTAAAAATTCAACTTTACAACCGAAAGATTCTAAATTATTCTTTACATTATTAGCCATTCCAAATTTAGTTTCACAAGACTGTAAATCAAAAACTGGAACAGGTGCTTCTGGACTTATTCGGTTGACATGTCCAAAGTGATATTCATCTCTACACGTTTCCCCCAATAACAATACTTTCAATGGTTTTTGAAGTAGAGTATTCAGGGATTCTTTCGAAAAATTTGACTTCTTTTGCATGTTCACTACCAATCACGGGTTTCCCTATCCAATCTGAACCGACAATCATTATATCTGGTTCAAATTTTTTTACAAGGGATTTTAATTGATTATCATTCTCAAAAACATAAACTGCATCAACATAACGAAGTGCAAGTAACATTTCCTTACGAACTTCACTAGTATTTATGGGTCGCAAATCACCTTTTTTCTCTTTGACTCGTTCGTCTGAATCAATACCAACAACTACTTTGTCACCCAGTGATTTTGCATATTTCAACATTTCTATATGACCGGGATGTAATATATCAAAACAACCATTAGTAAATACTATTTTCATATATTTTGAGTTCTATCTTTTGGTATTACAATAACATAACCTTCATGATTATATAATTTAGTAATATTATGTGTATCGGAAAAAGCATCATGAATAAATTGAATACCATTGCCTCCATAATGAACTCTATCTCTCCAGTTGCCTCCTTCAAAATTTCCATCTTCATATATTCGCAAATCATCTATTATAAAATAGTCTTTGCAATTTTTTCTATTTTCTTTTATTATTTTTATTTCCTCTTCCAATGGTATTCTTATATTTTTGTCTTTAGTAAAAGTATAAGATGCATTATTATGATCGGCATCAGGAAAATGTGCATCTAACCAGAAAAAGATATTTTTATTTTTTGGAATATTTGTTAGAATTTGTTTAAGGCCATCGGGCGAATTGGAATTTATTAATTTTATATTATGATTTTTATAATTTTCTTTAATTGATAAACACTGTTCATACAAAACCGTAGAAATCTCTATAGAAAAATATTCATCAAACTTATTTTCATTTGTTTTTTCTAAAACAAATTTTAACGAATTACCAACACCCGTTCCTGTTTCCACAAAATAACTTAAATTAAAATTTGTTTTAATAGAATTAATATCAAAAATATTCATAGAACCCATATTATTTTCCTTGTTTTATTTCCAAAAACTATAAATTCCTTTATCCAATTCATAAGAAGGCCATTCATACCTATTTCTTTTTGGTTGATTTTTTGCCCAATTCCACATTTCGGTCAAACCGTGCTTCAAATCAGTCTTATATTCATACTCTAAAATATTAATTGATTTTTCCCATGTTGGTACTGCGTGTTTAACTTCATGTCTAGCTTCTTTATATATTTTATTACCAGATCCAATAACTTCAATTAAAGTATCACATGCTTTGTTTATTGAAATTTCTTCTATACCGCCTATGTTTATAATTTCTTTAGATGCTTCTTTCTTTATCGCTGCATTCCAAAATGGGATTAAACAATCATCAATATAACTGAATGCTCTGGTTTGATTACCATCGCCATATATTGTCATTGGTTGATTATTTAAATGTTGATACATCCAAATTCCTAAAACATTTCTATATTTGTCCCATATATTTTGTTTCATTCCATAAACATTATGCGGCCGCAATATGCACCAATCCAACTCATGTTGTTCGCCGCCAATTTGAATGTCCATTTCACAAGCATATTTTGCTACACCATAGGGATCAATTGGTTTGGGTATTTGTTGTTCGTCAAATAAACCACCAAAACCACGACCATATACTGCCATGGTGGAAGCAAACACTAATCGTTTTACATTATATTTAATACAATTTGTAACAATATTAGTAGTTGCTATTAAATTATTTTCATAATTATATGATCGTATAAATGGTGACAATCCTTCGGCAGCATATGCTGCAAAATGATAAACATAATCGGGATTGTGTTCCCTAAAGAGCTTATTCAACGCATTTTGATTTGTCAAATTAATTTCTACAAATTCAACATCAGGATGAACATTTTCTCTATATCCACCACTCAGATCATCTAAACCAATTATTTTACAATCTTGTACATTTTGTATTAACCAATCTGCAAGTCGTGATCCTAATAATCCAGCTACTCCTGTTATCAAAATTTTCATATTCAGTCCTCTATATTTAAATTAGGAAAATATCTAACGAATAAATCATTACTATTGTTTCTTTTTTTCTTTATTTTTTCTTTAATTTCTGTATAAAAATTCCATGCTAATGGAACAAATGCTATCTTATCATCTGTTCCAAATTTAATCAACGAATCAGATGAAAATATTGAAATATTCATACCGGGGGTAAACAAATTTTGTTTCAATGGATTGTCGTCTATGATAAAATCCAATTTTATCTTTCCAAAATTAAGGAGAGTATTGCCCTTAGCCGCTGCACCATAACCAATGACAGAATAACCAGACTTACGCAACTCTTCTACTTTATTTTTTAATCCAATAGTCGAAGCATAACATTTTACTGCATATGATGGATATGTTAATATGTCATACAATCCAATTAATTTCTCTTTTTCAATCATATTTTCTACTGCATTTAGTCCCAACCCATTTTTAGTAATGACAAATACATAACTTGTTCCATGTATATCTGTTTTAAATACATCACTAAGAACCAATCCACATCGTTCAACTACACGCTTCATAGAATTGGTATTGAAAAATGACAAATGCTCGTGGTAAATTGTATCAAATTCATTATTTTCGACCATGTTTGCTTGTGATGTCTGTATAAACAAAACAGAGGTATCACTCATCAGTTGTTTACATGATTGGAGAAAATCAACAGTATATTCTGTATGAGCAAATACGTTTTGGGCAGTTATTATATCAAATGTTCTTCCTTTAAAACAAGAAACAGTACTTGTATTGAAATAATCACATACTATTGTATGTCCTTTTGAAACAGCAGTTTCATAAAGATTCTTTGCAGGATCTATTCCATAGGTTTCTAATCCAAGTTTTTTATAAAAATCTAATTGCGTTCCGTCATTACATGCAATGTCCAATATAGATTTTGCAGTATTATTGTATTCTAATGTTTTATGAGCAAAAAATTCAAAATAATTTTTTAGTGTCTGTGAAGTACCACTAACATAGAGATAATTCCTGAACATTAGATCGGGATTTACAATATGACTTAATTGGAGATGATAACAAGATGTACATAGATTAAGTTTTAGCGGAAACTCTTCTTGTTCTATATTTGCATGATAATTATTAGCTAGTGGTTGATTCCCAAGATCTAATATCGTTCTTAGATCTCTACTCTCACATGCCAAACAGCATTTATTTTCTTTAGATAAAATATCTAATATATTAGTCATTTATTGATCTTTTAAAAGTTTCTATATTGTAATATGCAGTATCATTAAAATTATAATTATTAATATTGATATTATTTAATATATCGTCTATTGACTCTTCGATACCATATATTGATTTATATTTTAAATCTTTTTCTATTTTATTTGTTGATGCTTTATAATTTCTAACATCTTGAATATTATTAATTATTAATTCTATATTCATTCCCAAACCAATTAAATGATTGTAAATTTTATTTGCTAAATCACCAATAGTCAAATTAATACCAGATAAATTGTATATACCTGATACATTTAATTCTGCAAATATTGCTTTTTCGTATCCCTGAATTACATCTCGAATGTCAATAAGAGGCCTCCATAAATTTGGATTATTTACCACTATTTTTTTATGAAGAATTGCATCTTTTAACATAGTATTAACAACTAAATCATATCTCATTTTAGGTGACCATCCACACACAGTGCCTTTTCTGAAAATTATTGGTCGAAACATATCATCTTGTAGAGTCATTATTCCACATTCTGATTGTAATTTTGATATACCATATGGATAGTTTGGTTTTATTGCGCTGTTTTCATTTAATATTTTATTTTTAGTATAACCATAAACACTACAAGAACTTGCATAAATAAATCTTCTGATACCTGCCATTTTTGTTATATAGGCTATATAAGCAGGCGCAGCTGCATTTTCAATAAAATTTAAATCCGGCCGAAACATTGCCATTGGATCATTTGCCAATCCCGCAAGAAAGATAACGGAATCAAATCCAATTAAATCCTTAGACGTTAATTTCCATAAATCTTGTTTTTGTTTTGAAATTTCAGGTAAAAGAAAATCTCCAAACCAAAATTTATCAATTACCGATACATCATGTCCACTCGTATGTAATTGATTGGACATACGAGTACCAATATATCCAGCACCACCTATTATTAATATTTTGCTCATAATGTATAAATTAATTTTTTAAATTTTTCAATATTTTTTTGAACATATATTGGTAGATGATCTAATGTTTCTATTGAATATAATTTTTGTTCATCAGTTCTGCCAAAAGGATCTTCTAATTTTTCTATTCTTTCTTTAAAAAACTCTTCTGTTAAATGATTACATGTATCATGACCAAAATTAATAGTTTTTAATTTTTGATTTTTTTCATCACCTAATGAACTATAATGCCATCCACCATAACTATGATTTTGACAATTTATTCTTGACCACAATCCATCCCCTATACAACTATAATATATATTATTTTTCCCAAGAGATTCAAAAGTTGTAATATATGTTCCATGCCATTCAGTTTTATTAAAATCATGAAGAAAACGAGTATTCATATAATAATAATATAAATTCATTGTTACACAAATTGGAAATTTATGATCAATTTTTATATTATTTATAATTTCACTTTTAGGAATTTCGTCTAATGCACCAATCATGATTATGTCGTTATTCTTTGCTGCAATTAAGCCAGTTATAATATAATTCCAACAATTTATTTCATTTTGTCTAGTATTCTCGTTAAATAAATTTTCTGGTACTTCTAATCTAATAATTTTATGATTGAATTTTTCAAATCTATCCTTATTATTAAGATAATGACATTCTTTTGGTTTATTCTGAAATGATCTTTTAGATTCGACTAAAACAAAATAATCAACTACATCATTTAATTCATTTAATCGTATTTCTAATAAATCTAATTCATTAAAAAAAGTAAAACAATCATAAACTTTCATCAGATATTCCTTTTCAATACAGTAAGACCATTGCAATTTACAAATATTTCATGAATTTTCCAATTACTATTTGATTCTAAAAATTCTTCCAAAGCAGGCAATAATCCAATCTTATCTTTGCTATTAGTTCCGATCCTCCCTGAATCTTCGTCGGTATATTTGTAAGATTCTGTGTCATGTAGTATTATGTATTTTTTAACTTTATGCGAGTGTAGAGACAATTCAGTCTTAAGTTGAGTATATGAATGTAAGGTATCTATGAAAAGTAAATCAGTTTCTTCTATTTCTATATTTGTAGTGTCTCCTAAAATAAATTGATAATATACATTATTTAAACGACAATAATTTATTACGCTATTCATTCTATCACCACATTGATGATCATTCCAATGTAATGTTCCCGAAATAAGGTTTTGCGGATCAACTATATCAATTGATATGAATTTCTTTGGTTTAGCAACAGCAAATGCAAAAGTTGATACTACCCATCGAACTCCCATTTCTGTTATGTGGTTACATTCACTAGCATACCGTTTTAGTGTTGGCAGATGCTCATTTATATCTGATGATAAGTTACATAATTTATTGTAATATTGTTCAGTATCCATATTAAATTTCTTTTATTTGTTGTAATATATCTTTATTTCCATGAAAACCAAATGTATCATTTCTATAATCACCATAATCTTTTGAAAATTTATCTGCAATTTCAACTGGTGCAAATTTTACACCATTTGAAATAAAATAATCATAGTTATCATTGCATATAAACGCATCTTCTGGTTTTTGACATTTTGGTAATATACTTTGTGATAATTGTAATAATTTTTTAGATCTCATACTAAATCCACCATTACCAACTCTATTTAGTCCATCGAGTCCTTTTTTACTAACAATTTCTGGCAATACTCCTTTTATTTGACATGGGTATCTTCTAAAATCCCAAGTATGTCCAATATAATCGTATTTTAAAAAATCATCCAACCACAAATGAGCATTTAATATAAAACCATCTGATTGAACTATTATACAATAATCTGTATTAATATAATTATTCAATTCATGAACTATAAATTCATTATATCCTATCCACGACAATGGGGATATTGTATGATGTTTAATTTTAAAATTTTCATTATAATTTTTGGGTGAAATTAAAACGCATTCTGCAAAATTGATATTTTTAGAACTTATACGCAATGCATCATATGCATTTTTTATATTTTCTTCTTTTGTTGTTCCTTCAACACACACTAATGTTACATTTGATAATTTTAAAATCATAAATAATTTCTTTATGTCTGGTTATTTAATATTAACGTATTTATACTTTTCCAATCAATACCAAATGATATAACGGGTTCGTGTACCGTGGTAGCAACACTCGGAATCGGAGAATATAATCTTATATTGTTCTGATAAAGATGTCTAAAAAACAATCTATCCTCTAATCCAAATCTTTTTGCAATTGGAATTATATGAGAAATTAAATTTCTTGATACTGCCCAAGAACAAGTTGTACTTTCGCAGGTTCTCCAATGTTTTCCTTCATGAAAGTAAATAGATTCGTTACCTAGACAGATATCGTCATTACTAGTATATCGATCTGGATGATCATATCCGGTGATTAAACCAAATCTTTCAACTCCCGTATAAATGTGGTCTAAAGCATCTAGTGTATAGAGGTAATCATCTTCTGCAAAATAGATATTTCCTTCTGATATTTTTTCAGAATAATCAAGTTGAAATTGAAGAGAATTATAATTAGATCTAACTTTGTTATAAATTATGGTATAATCTAATTTTTCCATTTCATCAGAAAGTATTGATTTATCTCCATCCATTAATATTATAATTTTTATTTGATCCTTATATTTACAATTTAAATAAGAATTATGTAAAGATTTAAAACAATTAACTTTAGAAAACCAAGAAGGTCTTCCTACTCTAGTCGGGATACTTTCCAATTCTTTATCACATGCTCGGTACAATATAGTCAACATAAATTAATTTTTTTCTCCCATTATCATAAATGCATTATTCAAATCAATACCGGATTTAAAAATATCAGTATATCCGCGATCTACCATATAATCTTCAATAATTTGTGGTGTAAATATATTGACATGCTTTCGATTGTTCCAAGGACGCCAATACTCTTGACTATAATCCGGAAGATATAAAAACAATACTCCACCTATTTTTAATTTTGAATACCAATAATCCATCGCATCTACCCATCGATCAACGTGCTCCAGACAATGTGATGAGAAAATATAATCCAAATCAGTATATGGAAAATCTAAAGCATGATAATTTCCTTCCAATACAGGATCAACTAATTTGGCGCCTGGAAAGGCCCACTCTTCCTTCATACATCCGATATCGACACCATGTCCACTACATACATGTTTAGCAAAAGGTATAGCAAATTGCGAAGCATTTCCTTTACTTTGAAATTTTGGGTATTTTTTATTATTGAATTTTATAGTATCAATCATATGTAATATGTCCAATTTGTATTAAATAAATCATGTATTTCTGCTACCGTATTTCTTCCACTTCTAGGATAGCAATAGTTTTTTAGTGATTTTAATTTTAAAAACTCCATAAAATACATAATACAAGTATCTACTGTAATTATGTATTGAGCGTTTTCTATAACTCCACACCAATCAAATACACTAAACTCAGGTAATAATTTCATTTCAACATGTTTTAACGATGATAAATTTAAATCCTTAAAACACGAAGAAACATTTTTAGTAATAATATTAGGTGGAGTTGCATATATTGTATTTGTAAAATAGTACAATTCGTTTTTACTCAACCCCAAAGAAGAATATAGTTTTTCTTCTCTTTCTTTATTTCTTACTATCTTTATATCATCTTTCCATTGTCTATAATCTAAACCACACATAGCATATTTTGCTGTCATTGTTCTTTCATATTTAACCGCTTCTACATGTTGACTCCATCCAAGAGGAATTAAAATAAAATTTTCATCTTTTACTATTTTTTTATTATGGTAAAGTTCTAAAAATTTATCCTTAAATGGAAAATCTTTACTATTATCAAAATAGGTGACACCAGACACACACAAATGTTCTGGTATAGTGTTATATACAAAAGGACTTAATGGCCAAATTACTTCATATCCCTCTTCGACATATTTTTTTGCTATGTTCTGACAAAAAAATACATCTCCTATTCCACATTCTTGTTGTATTATGCAAGTTTTTTTCATTTATATTACCTTTATCCAAAAGCTATTACCAGTTCCATTATTCAACTCATTATCTAAACCCAAAGAATGTAATTCAAATTTATCACATAAGTATTTTTTTAAATCATCAGAAAAACATTGACCATCATAAACTTGATTTATTTTATTTTCAGACATTTGAATTTCTGCAAAAATACAAGAAACCTTCGATAAATCTGTACCCATAAGAACTTCAAGTTCTGCTCCTTGTACATCAATAGATAATAAATCAATATTTTCTTTTATAATGTTTGATAATTTATTTGTTTTTACTTTTATTTTTTGTGTACTATTAAAAGAATAACCACTATTATTGTTTTTTATTACGGGATATATCGAATCAGATCCCTGCGAAGATGTTCTATAAAAATCAATTTCACCTACTTGGTCTGTTATAGCAAAATTAAATAATTTGCATCGTGAATTTGTTCCATATTGTTGTAGAATTACATTAAAATATTCTACTACAGGTTCAAAAATGTAAATCATTGAATTTTTATATGAATCCAAATATTTTTGAGCCTCCCAACAAGTAAATCCGCCAACTATTACAATAGTCTTTATTTCTTCTTTTGTTTTGTTGATATATTTGTGAAAATTTTCCTCAACATCTCGGGAAATAACATCATATGCGTTTTTTTCTGTATATATTTTTGTCATTTTAAACCTGTTGAGTTAATGTTTCCTTTTGTGACCAGAGATAATGATACATAATCTCTTCAAAATTATATTCACTTCTAATCAATTTAGATTCCAGCAACTTATCACAATAATCCGAATCTTCACCGAAATTTTTCTCTGGATAACCGATTTGTTTTGCAATATGCGTTTTAACCGGATTTAAATGATTAAGTGGTCTATATTGTCTGCCATTATTTTTAAAATGACCATTATTTTTATTTGCATGATTAAACAACATTGCTGCATTATTATCAACATAATACATTCCCCAGAATCCAATACCATCATACATTCCACTATTTAATTTTCTTACTATTTTTGGAATATAAGTTAAAGACACTACATCATCGTCGTCAATAAAAGAAACATATTCACCTTTTGCTTTATTTAAACATTCGTTTCTTTTTTGACCTACTGTTTTTGTTCTATTGTCTTTATTTACTATTATTTCTATTCTATGCTTATAACTGACAGGAATAGTTGAATTTAGAATTTCTATAAGACGATTCAATTTATCTTCTCTTCCATCTACAGTTAATATGCAAATAGACCAAAGAATGTCTTCCTTTTCCATGTGGAATTTATGTTCCGTCTTTACGATATTTTCTATTCTACTAAAGAATGATTTTCCAAACTCTTGCGCCAATTTGTAATTCTTTTCAATGTATGGTTTCATTGATTCATAAGTAGTTTCATCAATTTTATTGATTTTTTCTATAAAATCATCAAAATTTTCAACAACAATCATTCCACGAATATCAAAAAACTCATCGATATCGGGGGCGCCCCAATAGATAGGAACAGTTTTTGTTAATAAGCAATCAATTATTTTTTCTGTAAAATAAGAAGTTTCTTTTGTATTTTCTACTGCGATAGAAAATTGATGATCAAAAAGATTTATCTTATCATCGTCTTTTATAAAACCATCATGTAGTGTTGGTGGATCGGAAAACGGGATAAGTTCCTGTGTGTGTGGATCCAAAAATTTCCATGTAGTTGGATGTCTATTGCTGGAATAAAATTTATTTGGAATTTTTACTTTGTCTTTATTATTCCAAATTTTTTTCCGTAATTCGTATCCTACTTTTTGTTGTAAGCATGTTGTCAAAAAAGTTACACCAAATTTTTTTTCTTTGATTTTATCCAAAATAGATGCATCAAAAGAACCCAAAGAATCTAAATGTGAATTTGATTTTTTATTTAACCATGTTCCGCCATATGGAAAAAATATAGAATTATCTACATTTTCTATAATGTCGGGATGTGATGCTAAAATTAAATCATATTGATGAGCATTATCAATAATAACACCATTTAATTCTCTGGATTTGGAAGATGTAGGTTCATTGGAACAAATAAAAACTTTATATGCGTCTTTATTTTGAAAATCGATTGTATCTTGTCGTTTATCTTCTTTTCTTTCTCGAATACGTGGCGGAGTTCCGGATACATGAGTTGGCCCAAATCGAGTAATATGAATCTCACAAGGAAAATCTAAATTAATTTCGTCACAAAAATAATCACCATTTTGTACAATTGCTTTCATAATTTATATCCTATTTAAATTTAATCTAATTTCACTCTCACTCATACCAACATTAGCAAATTCTTTAAGATTTTCTTCTTTGGACTTATGATCTGCTATACCCATAGTTATGTATGGTTCCATTCCCTCTGGACATTTACCAGGCCAAACACAATAATTCATGGGTAAACAACCAATCTTCAATTGATTTGCAACAAAAGGTAAGACCTTAAATAATAATATCTCATGATCAAAAAGTTTTTGATTACTGACAACTGCTTCTTCACATTTTTTAATCCATAATTTCAAAAAATCAATTACCTTTTGATTATAATTGCAGAATATGGGAGATGCTTTTGGATTTAATACTTGTATCTGGGAGGGATCTGTTACAAAATAAGCAAAACCTAAATCTGCTTCATGTTCTAATATTTTATCAAAACCAGTAAGATCTCTATGAATTTGACTATCGATATCAATCCAGACTATTGGTTTTTTCTTTTCTTCCAACATACTTAGAATGTATTTGGGTTTACGAAGACAATTTAATCTATAATCATTTTCGGTTCTTACTTTTCTAAAATCATGTGGAAGATTTAATCTAAAGCATTCTTCTTTTATTCTAAATGCATGATCGCTGTAATATGTGTAATCACCAACATCACAATAAAAGGAAATTAATTCTGTTTTCATATTAGTTTAAAAAGAATATCATCGGCCAATTCCATATTCTTTACCCTTTCTAGATTATCAATTATTGCCGGAAGTTTACTCTTATAGAGTTCAGATGTCAAGGAAGAAAAATCAAAATCTTTAGTAAGTTCAATTATTCCTTCCTTATTGAAATAATTACCAATATCAGGAGCACCCCAATAAATAGGAATAGTTCCTGTAGCAAAACAATCCGTTATTTTTTCAGTAAAATATGTTTCATAACTATCATTTTCTATAGTCACCGAAAACATATAATCATTCATTGCTTCAGATTTATCAGGCCAAACGCCCGCACCAAACCGTTTGGAACCATTTGCACCGCCGTAGACATCAATTTTGTCTGAATGCTTCGATGCAATGGCATGTCTAAGTTTGTGTCCAAATGTTATTATCTTAGGAGAAGCAATCATAGATGTCATTTTGCTCTTTGCGTGAATTTTATGTTCCTTTACCCAAGGAGCATTACTTCCTGCAAATGCAAATTTTATGTTTGGTGAATACTTGCACCATCTACGGTCTGATACAAAAATTGTATCATATGAGTTTATTAACCTCTCAATATTCTTCTCCCAGATATCTTCGGGAAACATCCATGCATGAAAAATAGCACGGGATTCGCATACCCATGCTATCTTCTTCTCATTTGGTTTTTTATTATAGGCAACTCCAGACGCAATTGCTTTGTCTATGAAGACTTTAATATCACAATCGTCTGTAGTCCATTCAAATGTTTTTGGTTTTAGATTTGAACAGGAAGAATATTCAATCGGAAACGGAGCACCAATAGCTTGTATTTTTTTCATAATATAAAAATCCTTAAATTCACTTTCCTATATGGTATTTAGGTACGAGTTCCCAGTCGTTTTTGTCTTTGAATGCTAAAATTTTAATTCTGGCTAAACTTAATTTGTCCTTATACTTTTCGGGATCGATTGGTTGTATCAATCCCCAATCAGTTAACAATTGAACTATAGTGTTTCTTCTTTGTATGTCTTCAAGAGCTATATCGCTCTCAAGACCATCCATAATAAACATTTCTTTGAAATGCATTATGGCATATCTACCTCGTTTATGTAAAATATGACAAGATTGGTATAGTTTCTTTTCCTTTTTGGAAGAAACTCCCAATCTTGTTAATGTCTCTTTAACTTTTAAAAAGTCTTCTTTATTTTTTAAATTGATTTCTACGCCCAAACTCGAAAAAATATCATCAGTCATAATTATTACCCCATTGTGTGATAATATTTATGATTTTCCCTTTTTTGCGCCGCCTTTATTCAGGGATTGTTTAATATGATCAATTTGTTCGGGCGGTAGCAACCTAAGAACATCTTTAGCCTTTTGAGTAGAATAACCATAATACTCTTTGATGCAGTCTATGGTATTATCTTCTTCGGGTTTATGCCACTTACTAAAACGGTTCTTTTTTGCAACTTTGATACGCAAATAATCGTACTGCAATCTCTTGTCCAAATAAGGCATTTGATTCATTTGATTTACATAAAAAATAGTATCAATGAAATAAGATAGGCATCTATTGGTAATATACGGGAGATATTCCTTTTCGCATTGAATATCCTCCATAAGATTTTTCTTATTTTGGTTGATAGAATTTAGAAAATCTTTTAGTTCCATTATTTAAACTCACAACGCATCATCAATTCGACCAAACACGCTACAGTATTGATCTCTTGATCTGCAACGAACCCAGACTTGTATTGGTACTCTGCAAGCACTAGAACCGCTTCAGGAACGCTAGAAGGAACTAGAGTGTCGTATAGACAATCGTAGATCTTCCTGAACAGTTCTGTCTGTGAATTGTCCAAGTTGTTAACTACCCACTTTCGAACACCTGAGAAGTCTTTAATCTTCATTGAAGATACAAGGGTCTTTATTTCTATGTCTTTGAGGTTTGCTAGAATTCCGGCATCAATAATACCTGATGCCGAATATCTCTGCAATTCATTAATAATACGCCTAAAGTCAGGAAAATGCTTGATGATTAATTGAGATAATGCCTTTTTGTCATACTTGACCTTCTCATTATCTAAAATATATTCACAACGACCAAGCAGTTGCTTTGCAATCTCCGGTTTGTCTGTTGAGCTAATTGCAAAGTCAATACAAGTACATCTGGAATGAATTGGTTGGATAATTCGATTCTTATAATTACAGGTAATAATGAAACGACAATTGTTGGAAAACTCTTCAATTGCTCCGCGTAGTGCGGGTTGAATGCTTTGAGCATTACTATAATCAAACTCGTCTAGAATTACCGTCTTTTTGGATTCAGAAAGAGATACCGTGCTTGCAAACTGTCGGATATCGGTTCTCAATGTATCAATATTACCATTCTCGGAGCAGTTAATAATGATATGATCTACACCAATATCATTACACAATGCCCTTGCTACGGTCGTCTTTCCTGTACCTGCCGAACCTGCTAAAAGAAGATTTTGTGGTTCTCCTTTAGCAACCATGTCCTCGAAAGATTTCTTCAAGGACACGGGCAAAATACAATCTTGTATTGTCTGTGGGCGGTATTTCTCCACCCACAAAAATTCATTTTGCTTATGTTGCATATTAATTGAACTTAGAATTAGTCTCCATCGCAAACCAATACTTGAGATCTAGTGTCTCATTCGTAAACTGACCAACAACATTCTTAGAAAATTCAATAGTGTAATCACCGGGAAGAATCTTAATGTTTTCCATCTTGAAATTCAAACTGAATTCAGAATTAGATTTATTTACACCAACATCAACCTTATAGTTGTTGGTGGTCGGATCTTGCAAATCTGATACTACTGCCATGATTCGATCATTCTCGTTAACAAATGACAAATCAGGCAATTGAAGAACAGAAGATGCTTTCTGTAATTCTGCAAAGATCTTTTCGGTAATATCAACCGAAAGAGAAACACTTGGCATATTTACATTCTTGGTCGGAGTTGTCAGCAGTCTTGGTTCTGAGTAAAAATAAGTAACACGAGAACCATTACCGCCATGTATAACAACCGACTTTTCTCCAAACTCAAACTTTGGCGTCGAAAAAAGACTGACAACGCCAAGAAACTTACTAAGATCCCAAATACCAAATTCAACATCAAATGTCTCCTCTACAGTTGCTTCCGCCATACCATTTTTGGAAGGCGTAATAGTTCGAAGAACATTACCGGGTTTTACCAATATGTTAGAATTGAGCGTAGAAAAATTCTTTAAAACAGATAGCGTAGTCTTACTTAGCGTGATTTCATTTTTTGTCATAGTAGTCATATTATTCACTCCATTGATCTTTATCATCAATATCCAAGTCATTATAGTTGTTGGTGTTGAGATTGTCAACTATATTTCTCAAATCATTTTTCATTTGATTCTTTTTTGACTTCTTTTGTCTTTCAACAAATCCGCGATCCCGCCTGGGATTGTTATCTCTGTTGTCTTTTTCATAAAAATCTCGTTTCACATCAAAATTCCTCTATAATTTCTATCAAGTTCTTCAATCTGTTAGTAATCATATAGGGAAGAACCTTAGACCTATCTGTTACTGACGAATTTTTATTAAATTCACTAATAATATTAGTCTCTAATTGCTCAGGAATCATATCAAAATCAATAAGAGTTTTGTTTCTATCCCAGTTTCTATAATGGGGAGAACCAGAAATAGTATTGATATTTTCCTTGATTTCGGTAATAACTTTTTGCGTCAATCTGTTTTGTCGCTTATCATCAACAACAAACACATCATCGTCGGATAGAATATTTGGCACACCATCCCCGGAATCGCCGCGCAAAATATGCTCCATCAGAAAGTCGTAAGGATTATCACAAACCAAAAGTTGTTTCTTAAATGTGCTGTATTGAAAAACATTTGGATATCTCTGCAATTGCTGAAAATCCTTATCATTTGAGATAATCAGAATCTTTTCTTGATCGTGGTATTTTCTTGCAAGGACGGCAATAATATCATCTGCTTCAGCAGAATCTATCTTTACATTCTTGTATGGAAAAACATCACGAATTTCATCGCGGATTTTATTTAAGATCTGATAAATTTGATCCCAATCAAATTCAGACTTTTGATGAGCCTTTGCTCTATTTGCCTTATAATTTGGAAAGTATTGCTTTCTCCAAGAATTAGAAGAATCATGGCAAATCACCAATTCGCCATATTGGTCTTTGAAATGCTTTCTGAGAAGGCGATACGAATTCAAAACCATGTGCCGAAGCAAATCTTCACTTATGGTTGAATTGTCTTTTACGCTATGAAAAAGATTCGCTAAAATTATTTGGTTGTTATCTAAAAGAATCATACACTAAGTATACCATTGTAAAAAGTAAAGTCAATTATAATTCTACCCAATGTAGACCATTTGTATCACGGATTAATGTATAAGTTATGCCTGTGTTGGGATTATACCATCGATCTCCGATAGTTTCAGTAATAGGTTCATCAGTTTGATTAAAAAATCTATTAGGATTAATATCACCTATTTGTTCCCATCCGCTATCTTTTGATAGAGGATTTAATCCTATAATAGTCTTTGTTGCAGCATAATAAGTGCCATCAAAATCGACAGTATCACCAATAGTATACTTGATGATTTTGCCATTAGGATCGTATTTTTTATAAACTCCTAAGAATTTTAAATTATCTGTTTTGTTCATTTTAGCGTTCTGAGCAAAAGAGTATGTGTATTAATTCTACCAGTAGGACTAGAATCTTTGGTCTTTTGTGTCTTCCAGTAATTATTTATACTACGAATCCCCTCAGTTTTTGCCTTAGTCATAAATTCAATTGGTTTTTTCATCTTCTTCTCGACAGATTCAGAAGAAAATCCAATAAGAGTTGACCCCTTGACACTAATTCCCGGCCCAGTTTCATCCGACTTAAAAATGCAAGCCTTGCCGGTTTTTACATTGAAAGTAATAAGAGTAGAACAACCAACAATAGATTCAGGCAATATAGATTCAATTCCACTTGAAGTATCTTTGGTTAGATACTTAAGTTTCTTGATTACCTGTTCAGGCTTCTTCTTTCTCTTCTTTCTTGGTTTTCTATTGCTCTTTGCTATTGTGATTCTGACTGTCAAATGATCACATATTGACTTATAGAAATCATGCATCTTTTGTACTTGCTTCTTGCTAAGAAAGGAATATGCTTCTTTCAATTGAGCGTCTTTGCCTTCTACAACCAAGGCAAATTCACTCAACCCCCGCTTAAAGCATTCAAGTAAGAATTCGCAATGCATTGCACTTGGTGCGATTTCTGTCAACCACGATTCAATATCAAATGTCTTATAATTTGGCATTTTGCCGCGAATATAAGATTCGTATTCATCGATCTTTTGCTCTAAATATGCACCAAGTTCATATGATTGTTGCCGTACTCGTTCCCGAACAGGCACTACTGGTACATTTGTATCCTGAATGCTTTTGCCATTTTTAATAAGAGTAGCAATTCCTTGATCAATATTTGTCTGTACTTTTACAGGCAAAATACAATGAGATAAGGCAGTTTCGCATCTACCACCAATGCCTCTAAAAGTAAAATCATCGGTTGGAACTTTCGAAACATATTCCAATCCTTCGATTTTAAATTTCTTCATGTATTCTATTACACTATTTTTATAATCTCTATCGGTAAACTTGGTATTGTACCAATTTAATGCCAAAGCAATAGACCAATATACACGATCTTCGTCTTTAAAATCTTCAGGTTTCCAATGCTTCCAGTTTGGTTGCTTACCGTAAAAGATTTCTTCTGTTTGCGATTTCATGGCTTATAGTATACAAAAACTGGTTCGTATTTCAAATAATTTCCATTCACTTTACAAAAGTTCTTACATTTTGGTTTGCCATCTTCGTCTAACCGATTTTGCCCAGGCATACCTTCCATTGCCATTTTTAATGTTTGAACATATTTCATTCCAAGACTTTCTAATATGTCTCTTGAATCTTTTTCTAATGTTAGATATTTGCCAGAAATTTGAATATCGGCAATATTCCATAAAAGGTATCTATTATTTCTCAAATACTCAACACAGGTTTCTAGTGTTGGTCGAAGGAATCCATCTCTCCAAGAATCATAACTGGAAAATTTCTTATAAGATTGATTTTCGTTTTCCGAATATGCTTCTCTATTGAAATACGGAGGAGAGGTAAAGATCAAATCAACCGATCCCTTATACTTCTGAAATTCAACATCATCCTTTATTGTTTCCGAACCATGTTTAAAAATTTCGTAAGTATTGGTGGTTGAGAAGAACGAGTTTCCTCTATAAGTTCTAGTATTATAGAAATTAGCAAGATCAGCGTACATGCCGCCATTCCCAACATGAGAAGGGAAATTATCCAAGTTAGGATCAGTCCCGATATAGTGAATATTTCTATTGTCATTGACAGACATTGCACCAAGAATGCGGCCGCCCCAGCCAGAAGAAGGGTCATAAACCACAATTTGGTTTTGTGTGTAAAAAGATTCCGTAAATTTTTCATAAAGATACCTTGCCGTTAAAGGAGGAAAATTAACTGCGGGTTGAATATAACCTATTCTGAAACTAGGAAAACATTTGGGAAATACTTTGTATCCCTTTTCATATACTCTAATTCTAAAAATCTTGTCATCGGGAATATTCTCTGTATCAAATGTTGAATAGTGCCGATACGATAATTTGGGTTTCCAATTCAAAAATTGCTGTTTAGTTAGTGAAAGTATTTTTGATTGTTCTATTTGATAATAACCCGTATTCACACCATCTTCATCGTCATGTTGATCTAAAATAAAATCATGATCTTTGAAAATGGAGGGATTGCTGAAATATGCTTCCATCCACTCTTCTCCACTACCAACAGAAACAATAGCGTATTTGCTATCGTTTTTTATGGCAGAACAAGCAAAAGTATAAAGAGAGTCACGGCGAATATGCCGTCGAGCACCCTTTATCATTTTTGTTAAATACTTGTCATTTGCAAATAAATCGTAAATAGAATAACCAGTATCGTTTTCGCTGTAGTTTATTCTAGTCTTGTACATATTAGAAAACCATTGATCTGCTTCCGCACCTAAACGAGATTTATTGATAATTACATCTTTCTCGCCAGACAATTCATCTACAAATTCAAAAGTATGTACAGGATATCCGGTGAGTTTATTAAACTCTTCGATAATATCATCTTCATTTTTACCAGTTCTAGGAGGACAATTAGTTGCATCCCATGCCTCAAGAACA